GCCCTGTGTATACACCAAAGTTAAGTCCAGCGCTCTTGATAACGCACTGATATGTGTTGATAATATCAATAAGCGTCTGTCCGAGTCCTTGCTGGCACTTGTCCTCAACATCCAACCAAACAAAGGTTTTTCTTCCGTTAAGTGTCTGAATGACCTTGTTTGCGTCTGTCTTTGCCTTATCTACTGTTGTAGCGTATGAGTAGTTGTAAACACCTTGTATTGGCATTCCTACATCAGTACAGCCTTTCCAATTCGCTTCAAAGGTTTTATCCGGATTAAGGTCTCTGCGGATTATTTTAAGGATTGCAAATTGCACTCCGGCCCACTTAACCTTGCTCCAATCAATATTTCCTTGATATGACGATACGTCAATTCCTTTATATGCCATATTTTCACCTCATTAATCAGGACTTTCAGGTAGTCCCGACTGCCTTAATGCGTTAATTCGTTGCTTCATTTCATAAACGGCAATTTCCTCATTAGACTCCTTGTATTTAGGCTCGTTATCTTTTGAGTATTGCTCATTTAACGATTTTTCAATGTATTTTGCTCTTGCTTTGTTGCCATTCAAAGCTCTGTCAATCGCTGTAAGAGTTGCGCTTAATCCGTATGTGCCCCACCAAGCCCACATGTTGGAGTCGGTTTCTTTTTGTGCAAGCATATAAGCCTTTGAATAAGGCTCTAAATCAGCCGGACAAGACATGTCTATGTCCTCAACGCTAAATCCATAGCCTTTAGTTACCAAAAGCCAATATGGGCGGATTTCGTTGCAATATACTTCCCATGTAAGCTCTTTTACTTCTTGATTGGTTTCTTCTTGGCTGTCTGTACCTCTTTCGCCAACATCTTGGATAAAAAACTGTTTTTCTCCATTTCCGCAGACAAGTCATTATAGAGTGATTGTAAATCTCCGCCCTCTTCATTCTCCGGGTCAAGGTAATCGTCAAGTAAATCGTATACCTTTACAAGCTGTTTCTCTTTTGCTTCTTTATTGTCAAAATCAAAGCCAAATTCGTCAGCGTGGAATTTTTGTAAACCTACGAGCAAAAACTCCGGTAAAAATTCAAGCATGTTGTCAATGACTTCAAGTCCCTCACCCTGTTGCTCCATTCCTACGAGCCTTGGGATAATTTTATTCTTAACTACCGGTGCATATCCGAATTTAACTGTATACTCTTTTCCACTTAATTTAATTTTCATTTTATCTTTCCCTTTCTCCCTAATTTATATAGGGAAAGAGGCAGTTTTAACACTGCCTCAATTACCTTGCTATATTGTTTCTTCAAGTTCGCTGTCAGCCGTGCTATCATCATAGCCAACCGCTACGGCTTTTCCCGATTGGCTCACCCTTTTTTTGTGAGTGTGATTGATGTTGGATAACCTTGGTCATCCTCTGTTACCGCAACATCGTAGTTATCCTCAATCCACTTAGGTACTGTCTGAACTGATACAGTCGCAGTTCCTGTTAAGTGGTCATCGGAAGCCTCGCCTGGGGCGAATGACTCCTGTCCAATAAAAGCACAGATACCCTCTGAACCTTTTCCGTCTGTGCCGTAGAGGATAATAAAGTCGAGCTTCTTACCCTCGTTAGTTACCATCTCATCCTTGTACTTTTTCTCAAAAGCTCCCTCAACTTCCATAGAGCCGGCTGAACGTCTACCCATTTCCTGTGTCTCTACTAAATCTTCAAGAGTTGAAGTATCTACCATGTTCTGTGAACCGAATGGTGAGGGAATTGATTTTGCTCTAAGTAAGAGCTTGTAAGTTCCAGCCCAGTAATCGCCACTTGTGGCGGATGCGGTTGGTGTCTTGTAAGCAATTCTACTTTTTAAACCTGTTGCCATTTTTATTACCTCCTAATTTTTCATAAAAAAATAAGAGCTAAAAAGCTCTTATAATCTATCGTTCCAGTCAAATGACCGCCTAGCACGTAATGTTGCAGTCCATATTTTGCCGTTTTTTCTAGCGAATGGGGCTGGCACTAACTTGAATGACATGGCTTTGTATTCATTAGCCACTGTCTGCGCCACATCCAAAGCTTCTGAACGGCTTTTATTCGTTGTAACAATTACTTGTGCCGTAAATAACACTGTATTTATTCTTTCACACTCTAAATCTTCATTCTGTTCAATAGGTTCGAGTGCTTGAACTAGCACTGTTGGGAAACTTGCCGTTGCACTGTCCGACTGCTCCTCTTGCGTGAATTTTAGCTTGGGATATTTAGTTTTCAATTTTTTCTCACATCGGGTTTTCATAATCGCATATGTGAGGTTTTCGAGGTCATAAACCCATTGATTTTGACTTGCCACTTTATCTCACCTCAACTAAAATTTTTCCGTGCCGTTCTCATAATGTCATTTTCCATTTTTAAAAATGCGTGATACATCGGCATTGTAGGTGTAATGCCGTATGAATGGTGTAATTCTCCGCTTTCGTCTCTCCAATACCAACCCTCACTGTCAAATGCGTGTGTCTGCCCCGGAAAAGTTCCTTGACCGCCTCTTGCATCATTGAAGTGTGGTTTAGCTTTCCAGCCTGAGCCGTATTCAGCCATAAGCAAAGGCGATACATCAACCGTCTTAAGTCCATCTGCCGTCTGCCATGTGCTTTGTATCTGTCCTGTTTCGGTGGCAAGCACAATAGCTGTACAGCCGTCTATAGAATCTTTAATTTCGTAACTAAATGTAATATAGTGTCCGAAATTGCCTGTATTTGCTTGCGCTACGGCAATGCCATTGTCAGCAAGCTCTCCGACAAATGCTATGCACTTATCCTGTAGGCGGTCTTTGTATCTTTCAAGCTTGTCTATTGCATCTTGTATGGATTTTTCTGTCAGAGAAATGTCAATCTTCACAATTACACCTCTTTTACAACTGCTTTAAGCATGTATTTAACTGAATAGAGAGAGGGCTTGACTCCCACTATCGTAAAGTCTGCGGAAGTTGAATCAACTAATCCGTTTTCATCCTTTGTAGGCTCGCTATCAAGCCAAATAACGTCTCCCTTTTTAAAAGGGTATTCTCCTCTGTCTGTCAGTAAAACAGCGTCAAAATCAGCCGTATTAAAGCCATATTCTTTGTTCTGCGCTTCGCCTCCGTCAAACGATATATTCGCCCGAAAATCAACCGGCTCTGAAAAGCCTGTTTCTTCATGCGTGTAGTATATCTTCTCTCCGTCCTCCGTTTCGTAAAACTTTGGATTTCCGTCCTCGTCTTTTTCATAGACTGTGACTGTTTGACCTTGAAGCGCGTATTTCATGGCTTGCTTATTAATGTCAAGCATTTTTCTTTATCTGCTTGTAAATCTGATTAACACCGGTACTTGCCATGCCCGACACAATGCCAACTGCTATTGCATCAAGAATGTTGTCCGCCGGATAACCTGGAATTACAAACATCCCAACGATACCGAGTATTCCACCGGCTACACCTACGATAATAGGAATAATATTATCTTTGACCTGTGGTATCTGCTTTGAAGCATATCCGATTAAATAAGTAATTACCATAATGGCAACTACTGTAGGTACTTGTGTAAAGTCCATCAGTTTTTTCCTCCTTTACCTAAATGGATTTCCTCAATCTCATTTTTCATTTTTGTTACCATGCCATTACCACCAAGTGCGTGGTATGCGTCATACATCTCGCAAAAATTCTGATACGCATATGAGGGAATTTCGCCAAGCTTCATGTACTTATCATGGTATTCGATAAGCTGTACTCGTAAAAGTAACATTGTACCTTTTCCGTTCGCTTGTCGTAGCTTCTTTTCCTCTTCAATGCGCTCGTTTCTTTCTTTTGTGTCTATCGCTTTTTGCTTTTTCTGCTCTTGTAAAAGCCAAACAATATAGCCCAAAAGTGCTGTCAGAACAATTGGTAAGGCAATAATGTATGTCTGATAGATTAAATTATTCATCTTACAGCCTTTCGTCTTTGGTAATTGGCACACCGCCCACCACCACTTAATGTGTACCGCCTGCTACCACTTTACCGACATCAGTAAAATGGTAACGCACAATCTTCTTTTTATAGCACTTTGACAAAAGGAAAAACTCCGACAAACAGCTTATCTCTGTCTTTCCATGTACGGCTCACTCCACCCTCACTCAATGCGCTCATGTAGTTCTCACCGGCTTGTGAATGGTCGTAGACAGCGAGATTGATAACGACATTCTCAAACTGCTTTAAATCGGCAGTTATATCATCATCAGTGAAAGTGTCCGGATAACACCTTTTTGCTTTTACATCTTCTGTGGCTTGCTTAATGAGCTGTTCAATGAGTGGGTTATCTTCCTTTTTATCGAATACAACCACATCAGATGTTGTATAATCGTCGTTTGTGACAGCTTCGATATGATATTGTTTAAGTCTGATTTTGACTTGCTCTAATGTGGTGTATTCCATGCCAAGCTCCTTATAATCCAAACTTTTCAATTAACAGTTTCTTCAAGTCACCGCCATTTATTTCTGTGGCATTTTCAATACCATTTTCGCTCGCAAGCTTCTTTAGGTCGGCTGTTGACATTCTGTTAATTTCTGTCTTTGTGTATGGTGTTTCAGGTGGGTTCATAAAATCAGAAGGCACCGAATTGCTATTACTTTCCGGTACCTCGTCTCCGACTTTATACCACACTCCATCATGCTTTATAGAGTGCGTTGCTATCATAAGCCTTTATCCTCCTTAACTTTGAGAACCATAACGCTATCCATACCCTCGAATGTAGGTAATCCAATCATAGATACGATACAGTGAGTATTGATAGGATGATTTGTAGCATATGTGTATACAGATACACCGGTCTCAACAAGTGAGAGGTTTCCGTCTGTGATACTTCCGCTTCTTTCCTCCGGTGTCTTACCGAATGTGTAATCGCCAAGGAATACTCCGGCAGACTGCGCAGATACAATGCCTGTTGGTACAAAGTACTGTGTCTGTCCTGACTCGTCAACATAGAGCTTATCGTAAACTTCAATCTCGATACCATATCCTCTAAGGTATTCAGTAACCTGTCCTTGCTGTAATCTGATACCGCCATTGTAAGCAGTGATACCGAGTACCTGTTTCTTTGTATCCTCTGCTCCGAGAACCATTTCCCAAGTCTCTGTATTCATGGTGAAACGTGTAAGTGAGTAGCCTGTAGCCTTTGAGAAATCTCTCTTGGTCTTAATAAGGTCGTCAAGTGGTGTGGCTGTATCCGACTTGTCCCATGCACTTGTGCCTGTAAAAGCCTTGTAATGCTTTGCTTTATGCTCTAATTTCTCATTATCTGCAAGATAGTCAATGCAAAAAGGTTTGTCGCCAATAGTTACTTTTACTTTTGGTACACCATCTGTAGGTGCAAGTAACTGCCAAATCTGTCTCTCCGGCACAACTAATGCGCCCTCGATAAGGTTCATTGGTTTCTTTGAGATTTCACGTAATACGTTATTGGCAAGGTTAGAGTTTTCAGAAGTTCTGTAATTGTCATACTCCTGTTCCTCTTTCTCTGTTACCATATAAGACTCACGATAAAATGGCATTGAGTTCTGAATGTCAGAGAAACCTCCAACGTCTCTTAACTCTGCCTGTGCATCAAAGTTTGAAGCTTTGAGTGATACCGGCAGTCCGTTCTTACCCTTGATAAATCTAAGGTCGAGTGAATCCTGTTTACGTGTTCCGAATTTTTGTCTGCCAAGATAAGGGGCAGTTCCTAATGTCTTCTGATAATTGTTCCACATTACACCGAGGCTTCTCGCTGTAAATGCTTCTGCTAATGGTAATGCCATGTTTTTCTACCTCCTTTTAGACCTCACTTGCTACAATCTTTGGTGTGCCATAGAAAGTAACTCTAGGTGTTGCAGTTCTAGCTTCATCTGCGATTGAAAGTGACTTGACTTTCTCCCAATCAATAGTTCCCTGATATACATATGTTCCAGGTGCGTCACCCATTGTTACATCTACATCGTGCAACAGATAACCCTTGCACTTTGCATCATTGCTTGGGAATGGTGTACCGGCTGGTACAATCTTCATTCCGTTTGTGTCTGCGCTTGTTACCATAGTCTGTGGTACAAGGCACGCTGCACCCTCATAAGGGAAAAATTTTAAAATTCCTTTACTCTGTGTAAAGTCTCTTACGATTGGCTTTCCCATCGTTCTACCTCCTGTTTTAAATTACATAGCTGTTTTGACTTTCAGCACTTGCAACTGTGCCGAATGAGATTTGTTCTGCATTGGCTACATCTGCTGGCTTTGAGTCGGGTTCATCTTTTTTACCGCCATTGTTTGGATTGGGAGTACCTTTGAGTGCGTTTTTCTCATACTCTGCTATCGCATTGGCTTTCATGTCGGAAATAATCTTGCCAAGTGATGTTGTGTCAAAAGAGCCATCCTCTTTTACTACTGTCTTTGCCTGTTCTGCAGTAATTCCAAAATCAGACATTGCACTCTCTCGTAAATCTCTGACAGCATTATCTTTCTGTAGCTTGGCAATCTGCTGATTGGCTGTCTCTAAGGCTTTATTTGCCTTTTCAAGCTCCGTCATGTTGCCATTCTGTAGCTCATCAAGCTGTGTCTGTAGCTCGTCAGCTTTGTCAGCTTTAGCCTTGTACTGATTGGTTTTCTCTTTCTCTCTTGCCATTTCCTCACCGCTCTTGTTAAGCAGATTTGTTATCTGCTCATCCGTTGCGTCCGGAAAAAGCTTCAAAACATCATTTCTTGTCATTTCAATTACCTCCGTAACTCACGCTTTTGTTATCGCGGGTCGCTCCCGCCGAGTTTTTCTGTTGTTTAACGCACAACTGCAAATTTTGTATAATAAAAAGCAACCTATAAGTTTCCTTACAAGTTGCTCATTATTTGTAATATTTAAGACTGCATCTGCACCCTGCTATTTCTTTTACCTGCGCCCCTAAAGAATGGTCTTTGGGAAACATCATCAGTGAATTTCCAACCTCAAACGGCTCAAAAATATCAATTCTCTTTCTATCAACTTCTGCATGTGTAGGTCTGACATGTGAATCTTCTTTTGAGCGCCACTCTTTTGTTTTGTAGCCCTGTTTCACCATTTCAGTTTGCAATCTGTAATTGCCGACTGCATTAGCTTCATTCGCAGCTACATTTTTTGCTCGCTTCTGTGAAGTAAAATACTCTACTTCGGTATTTTGTGTGGTAGCCTCAACTACCTCATTCACAATGTACCGAGCATAGTCTGTAATATATGAGGGTGTTTTCTTTGCCTTACAATACTGCGTGGCAACGCTCTCATATCTGATGATAAATTCTTTGGTGATAGTTGTTATCTCTGTTTCTTCCTTGCCGGATAACAAGGCAAATAGCATAACAAAGATTTTTTCAAACTTTTCAGCAAGTTTTTTTCTATCTTCCTTTTCCTCGTCAGATAAATCCATCTCACCAAAATATGTGTCATAATCTATGTCTTGTATTTCGTTTTTGTTAAGTGCGTGGATTTCATCTGCCATATCAAGCTCCAAAATAAATTGACAGCCAATTATTCATCGGCTGTCTTTCCATTGTTCTTATCATCATTATTATTGTTAGGTGTAGCTGTTGTCGGCTGTTCCTCCGGGAATAACATTTCCATGCGCTTAGCACTTTCAAGAGTGACTTGTTCAGGGTCACTAAACATGTCAATCGTCTTGACGGCTCTCTTGTAATTGATACCGCACCTAAGTAATATTTCAAGCACCTCTGCCTTAACAAGCATGTTGTCAAGCTTGTTGTGATTAATGTGTATCTCAACATCACTAGGCATAAGCGTAAAGCCCTTATTAATTCTCAGCCTGTTAAGAATAAGCCTAAGTGCCATTCTCTCCGACTTTTTGAGGATAGGCTCGTTAATAGCCGTTCTAAGTCCGGCGTCGTAATGTCCGTTTCTCAGTTCTACGGCAGAACCGGTGTCACCGCCTGTGTTGCCTTGGCGATTTGCAAGGCCTTGAATGCTTAAAAATCTTTCGAAAAGGTCTGTGAATACCACTTGCCCCTCTGTCTGATTAAGTTCGCTCGTCATTACATCAACATCAGCCTTGTTGTCTGAACCATTGTTAGATTTAACTACCAATGCTCCCTCTTGTCGCATTTTTCTGAATGTATCTATGTCAATCTCACAATTAACGAATTTTACCCATGCAGACACAAACTGCTCGACACCATTAATTCTGTCTGATGTAAGCACGTTGATAGCGTCTGTAATTGCAATAGTCATTTCGATATCAGATAATCGCCTTGCATTGTTTGGATATTCAATCACCGGAATTGCTCTATTGCCGTTTATTCCGCTATCGTAAATCTTGTCGTTGCGAATATCGAACCACTCATTGTCGGTGAAAACATAATAAATATCTGCTCCGTTCTCGTCCTCTCCGATTTGACAAGAGAATGCCGGACGTCCGTTTGAGTAGTATGCTACAAACGTATACATTGGATTTTCAGACGATAAATAAAAATCACTCTCATCAAGCAACTGTCCTTGTCCGTCATCATTACCGATGAATCTGTAGCCGGTACCGCATATGCTCCTCCAGCGATGTATGTCTATGTCACACTCCTGTTTGCTTTCCGAGTCCATTGTAATGTTAAGCTGTGTGATTTCTTCCGACTTGTGGTTATCGGTACCACGCAATACATATTGGATTGGCTCGGCACACATCTCTGCGGTTTTGCGCTCAACAAGCTCATACGCAAGATTTA